CAGAAGATGGTAATGAAACGCGAGAACATCGCTAACCGTGGCATCTGGACTGCTAAGAAGAGATACATTCTTAATGTATGGGACAGTGAGGGTGTTCGTTATAAGGAACCTAAGATGAAGATCATGGGACTGGAGACACAACGTTCTTCTACCCCTGCATACTTTAAGGATAAACTACTTAAAGCATATAAGATCATGATTGAAGGAACTAATGATGACATGATTGATTATATTGCAGGTATCAAATCTGATACTCGCAAACAAAGTTACCTAGATATTTCGTTTCCTAGAGGTTGCAATAATCTTGGTACTTATAAAAGTTACTCAGAGATTTATAAGAAGGGTACACCTATTGCTGTCCGAGGTTCATTATTGTATAATCACTATCTCAAGCAGCATCGGATTACTAATAAGTTTCCTCTTATCCAAGAGGGAGAAAAAATAAAATTCATCTATTTGAAAAAACCAAACCCCATTAACGAGAATATTATTTCATTCTTCAATACTATTCCGAAAGAGTTTGGTCTTGACAAGTATGTTGATTACACCAAACAGTTTGAGAAGTCTTTCTTGGATCCTCTCAAAAATGTGCTAGACTGTATTGGTTGGAAGCATGAGCGTATAGGCACACTAACTAGTTTCTTTTCTTAATTATGAGTTTTCTTAACAACGTTATCAAGGAGTTGGATAATGAATTTGCATCAATCGTTGATGAAGGCATCGCCGCTGGGGATTGTAGTTCGTTTGTGGACACTGGCTCTTACATCCTCAATGCTCTTGTGTCTGGGAGTATTTTTGGTGGTCTCCCACAAAACAAAGTCACTGCCCTCGCCGGAGAGTCCAGTACAGGCAAAACCTTCTTTGCTCTTAGTATTGTAAAAAACTTTCTGGATCAAAATCCTGATGGTGAGGTTGCATACTTTGAGTCTGAGTCTGCTATTTCTAAGGACATGATGGAAGTCCGTGGAATTCGTACTAAAAATGTTGGTTTGGTTCCTGTAACTACAGTTCAGGAGTTCCGAACTCAGGCAATCAAGATTGTTGATGAGTACATGAAGTTTAAAAAGGAGGATCGTCCTCCAATGCTTTTTGTGTTAGACTCTTTGGGTATGCTGTCCACTACTAAAGAAGTGCAGGATGCCACTGACGGTAAGGAGACTCGTGATATGACTCGTGCTCAGGTGATCAAGTCTATCTTTAGAATCTTGTCGCTAAAACTGGGTCGGGCAGGTATCCCCTTGATTGTTACTAATCATACTTATGATGTTGTCGGTGCCTATGTTCCTACTAAGGAAATGGGTGGTGGCACTGGTCTTAAGTATGCTGCTTCTAGCATTCTGTTCCTCTCTAAAAAGAAGGAGAAGGATGGTACTGAACAGGTTGGCAACATCATTAAAGTGAAGGCACATAAGTCTCGCTTTACTAAAGAAAATTCTATTGTGGAAACGAGGTTATTCTTTGACGAACGTGGACTTGACAAGTATTACGGACTATTGGAATTGGGTCAGGAGCACGGAGTCTTTGAGCGTGTTGGCAACCGTGTTAAGACTGAGCATGGGAACGTATATCCTTCTGTTATCTACAAAGAACCTGAGAAGTTCTTCACCGAAGAAATCCTCCAAGCACTTGATGAATGTGCCAAGAAAGAGTTCTGCTATGGATCTTGATGGAAGCAATTGAAAGCACTATTATTAAGAACTTAGTTGGTGATGACACTTATGTTCGTAAGGTAATTCCTTATATCAAACCAGAATACTTTAACGATTATTCGGATAAGATTTTGTTTGATATCATTAACAACTTTATCGTGACTTATGGTCAGACTCCAACTAAAGAAGTTCTTACTATTGAGGTAGAGAATCGTAAAGATCTGAATGAAGATTCATACAAAGAGTTACAGGTTAAAATTCAGAACATTGACAATACTGAAGTTGACTCTCAGTGGTTGTTAGATTCTACTGAGAAATGGTGTAAGCAACGTGCAGTTTATTTGGCACTATTAGATAGTGTTAAGATTGCTGATGGTCAGGATGAGAAGAGAACTGAAGATGCGATCCCCTCAATTCTACAGGAAGCTCTTGCAGTTTCATTTGATGATCATATCGGACACGACTACATAGAAGACTATGAACATCGTTACGAGTATTATCACAGAAATGAAAACAAACTCCCGTTTGACCTCTCCCTATTTAATAAGATTACGAAGGGTGGTCTGGTTAACAAGAGTCTTAACGTCGCACTTGCTGGCACTGGTGTGGGTAAGTCTTTGTTTATGTGTCACATGGCCGCTGCGTCACTCCTTCAAGGTAAAAACGTCCTTTATATCACATTGGAAATGGCAGAGGAGAAGATCGCTGAACGCATTGACGCAAATCTGCTCAACGTAAATATCAAAGATATTGAGGATCTACCTGAGCAACTATTTGAATCTAAGGTTCAGAGACTGGCACAGAAGACTAATGGTAAGTTAATCATTAAAGAGTATCCTACTGCATCTGCACACAGTGGACACTTTCAAGCACTGCTTAATGATTTATCATTGAAGAAGAGTTTTAAACCTGACATCATCTTCATTGATTATCTCAACATTTGTGCATCATCACGATACAAAGGAGCACTAGTTAATTCTTATACTTATGTCAAAGCAATTGCAGAAGAACTTAGGGGACTTGCGTGTGAGTTTGATCTCCCTATTGTTTCGGCTACTCAGACTACTCGTTCTGGGTATGGCAGCAGTGATGTTGATCTTACTGATACCTCTGAGTCTTTTGGACTTCCTGCTACTGCAGATCTTATGTTTGCTCTTATCTCTACAGAAGAACTTGAGGGCATCAACCAACTCATGGTTAAACAACTCAAGAACCGATATAACGACATCAACTTATTTAAAAGATTTGTAGTGGGTATTGACAGATCAAAGATGAGGTTGTATGATGTAGAGGACTCTGCCCAAGTTGACATCGTTGACTCGGGACAAGAGCAATATGACTTTGAAGAAATAGCAAAGTCTCAAACACCCACAGCAAAATTTACTGATTTTAAATTTAATTAATATGACTATTGATCTTAATAAATATGTTGAGTTTGTAGACGGAACCACCTCAGAACCTAGCAAAGAGTTTACTGAATTTATTGATCGTCTGATCAAACTAAACCAGGAAGACTTTCCTACTGAGCGTCTGCTGACTGCTGCTGTGGGAATGTCTGCTGAGGCAGGTGAGTTTACTGAGATTGTGAAGAAGATTGTTTTCCAGGGTAAACCTGTAAACAATGAAAACCTGTTTCATCTGAAACGTGAACTTGGAGACATCATGTGGTATGTTGCACAAGCTTGCATTGGTCTCAACATTTCGCTTGAGGAAATCATTCAGATGAATTTTGAAAAACTGAGTTCTCGTTACCCCGAAGGAACATTTAGTATTGAACGCTCGGAAAACCGAGTAGCAGGAGATCTCTAATAAATACCCCCGTAAGGGGGTTTTTTAATGGGTATTGCCGAATTCAAAAAAGCATCCAATGGTACTCACTATTGGAAAACTTTTGCTGAGAAAGTTCGGAATGATGTCGCACTTCTTACTAAGGATGGTCATGTAACTATAGACAAGAGTGACAAGCGTTGGGGGTTTTTAAAGAACGCTAATAGTTTTGATGCCAATGCTCAAATTGGTATGGAACAATTTAAGAAGGGTAGAGGATATTCTTTCCCTAAACTTGGTGGTGGTGAGATTTCATTAGGTGCAATTCTTAAGGTAAATGTAAGTGTAGGAAGTCCCAGAAAGAAGTATAACCTTGGAAACGTAGCGGAAGGTATTCTGGCATTTGCTATTACTGCAAGATTTTTAAATAAGAATAAAAGAATTACAGAACAAGATCTCGTTAAGGTTTTGAATGCAGTTAAACCTACAAGATCTGGAACTTCGTCAGGTAAGATATTCCAGTCACCTAATGCTCCTCATCCTAAGATGAGAAAACTTTTGTTTGATGATGTTAAGGTAGTTGTAAACCTTACAGCAGCAAATATGGATATGCTGTTCACCAGTGATCCTGATGAGTATGTGGCATTGAAGGAATTAATGCCAGCATGTATTTCGTATGCAAATTCACAGGAGATTAATACTGCGGCACTGATGATGTATCGCAATGGTAAGAAAGATTATATTGATGTGATCGCTGATGGTATTGGTGATGAGACAGGAACAAAAGTTGATGTGAATCTTATCATCAATAACTCTAAGAACATTTCTATTCCTGGTACTGTTAATGGTACACAGTTGCGATTGACTCAAATCTCATTGAAGAAAGATGTTGATCAGTTTGCTCAAGTTGGTGGATGGACTCTTGATAAAATGGATAATTTGTGGGGTAAGATCCTTGGTAGCAAACCATCTATATCTAGTATTGTTCAGCAGATCTATGCTGACTCTGCTGAGATGAGAGGAACCACGGAGGAGGTTGCTGCTGAAACTATGAGGAGAGTTTACACATGGGCTGATGGTCAATTACAACAAAAGTTTAATAACAAAGTATGGTTGGAAAATTTTGTTGAGGTATTAGATAATTTTGCAACATATAAAGAAGAGAATGTTGCACTGGTTGAGATCAAAGGTGATACATTCCACAGATATGATTTTAAAAAATTAAAAGTTGCTTTGGTAGGATTCCCTGATGCAGACGTTCCTGCTAATCTTAAATTAAGTTCTGATTATGTTATAGGTGCTAGCGGTTTACCTACAGTTAGAGTCTCTGGTACTAATGAAAATGATAATAAGAAGTATGAGTTAGTCCAGTTCCGGTTTAAGATGGAGAAAGGAACTGGTGGTGTTCCTAAAGCAATCCGTAATTATGTTGAAAAACGTTCTGGTCTGGAGGACTACATCGGATGAGCAAGAACACTCACTTAGAACATTTAGAGGACAGCATTTTACTTGATGGAAAAGAAGGTGCTACTGATGCATTTAAATTTTTAGATTTGCTAGCAAAAACATTTACCACTGGTGGGTCTAATGCATTTAAGATTACCACAAAGTGGGATGGAGCACCTGCTATATTTTGTGGTATCTATCCTGGTACTGATAACTTCTTTGTAGGAACTAAATCAGTTTTCAATAAAGATGCCAAGATTAACTACGCTGATTCTGATATTAATAGGAATCATGGTCATGCTGCAGGGTTGGTTGAAAAACTAAAAGCATCACTTAAATATCTTCCAGCATTAGGTATCAAAGGAGTTGCACAGGGTGATCTTTTATTCACCACTGATAAAAAGCAGCAGGTGATTGACGGAAAGAATTGTATTACATTTCAACCTAATACTATTACATATGCTATTCCAGAAGATAGTGATCTTTATGAGAAAGCAAAGAAAGCAAAACTTGGTGTAGTATTTCATACCACATATACTGGCAATGATGTCAGTACTATGAATGCTTCGTTTGGTTTCAATGTCAATCAACTTAAATCTTCTGAAGATGTTCTAGTTCTAAGTGCAGAGATAGGAACACTTGGTAATGATACACTTCTCACAACGGGAGAGAAAACTAAACTAGGACAATTGAGAACTCAAGCACCATCAATGGTACGCTCTGCAGGAGCATTTCTAGATGAGGTTGCTGAGCAGATTGTTGCTAAAGATCAGTTGACTATTGGACCACGACTGAAGATCTTCTTTAATGCTTATGTTCGTCAGGGTAGAACGGTTCCTTCACCTGATGCTTTTTACAAAGAGTTCACAAAATATTTTGAGACTGAATGTCAGAAGGCAGTTGATAAAGTAAAAACTCCGAAGGCAAAAGCAACCAAACTCAAGAAGATGTTTGATGGTCTAGAGTTTATTGAAAAGAATAAAAGTTCTTTAAACAGTACGGTTCAACTATATAAGTTATTACAAGAAGCGAAGTTAGTATTCATTCGTAAACTTGAAAAAGGTGAGAAGATTGGTACTTATCTTAAGACTGAAGATGGTTATGAGGTTACAGCACCTGAGGGTTATGTTGCCATCAGTGGTGGCACCAATGCTGTAAAGTTAGTGGATCGTTTGTCATTTAGTGTAGCAAACTTTAACGTATCCAAAGACTGGGTATCAGGAGATAAATGAAACGAGTAGTATTTGCATGGGGTAGATTTAACCCACCAACCATCGGACATGAGAAACTTCTACTGTCAGTCAAGAACATTGCTGGTCAGGATGATTTCTTTATCTACCCTACACATACACAGGACAAGAAGAAGAATCCTCTAGATTCTAAAACTAAATCTGAAGTAATGCAAAAAATGTTTCCTACGATGAGTAGGAATATCATATATGACCCTCACATTAAAACTATTATTCAAGCATTACAGCAATTACAGGGAACATATCATGACTGTGTTCTAGTAGCAGGATCAGATCGTGTACAATCATATGATAAAATGATTAGTAAGTATAATGGTATTGAATATACATTCAGAAATTTAGAAGTAGTATCTGCTGGTGAGAGAGATCCTGATGCTGATGGTGCTGAGGGTATGTCTGCTAGTAAGATGAGAGCAGCAGCAGTTCAATCTGACTTTAATTCATTTAGAGCAGGAATGCCTAGAACTATTTCTGATAGAGACTGTAGAGAACTTATGGATAAGATTAGAGATATTATGCTCAGCTAAATAGTTTGATAGAATTTAACTATTAATGTATAACTTTTCGGAATACTCAAAGGTTTACACTCGTGAACAGTATTATAATGATGAAATCTTTCCTGAAGGAATGAAAGTTCGTAATGGAAACGATCAAGTGGGGACTATTATTAGGCGTGGACCTAACTATGTTATTTGCTTAGGTGAAGATCATAAGACTTTTAGAAGTTGGATTTCTGATATCAGTGAGGTCCATGAACTTGGAACTGATGAGACCAGAGAGTATCTTCAGGACCTTACACCCGGTCAAGATAAAGAGCAGTATGGCAAAACTAAGACTCCTGAATGGTCTACATCTATAAATAAAAGAAAAAGTACCCATAAAGAAATGTACAACGATAGTTATTCGGATTCTTTAATCAAACGATCCTCTGAGGGCATTGCTGGAAAAGAGTGCTACGGAGAAGTAGAAAATAAGCAAGAGGTTTCCGATGAGTATTCATCATCACTGATGGATGCTACTATCGCTAAACTTTCTTCAGGTAAATTATTTGAAGGCAGCATGAAGCAGGCACGCAAGAACGTTGGTGCCGATACTTGCTGGGATGGTTATAAAGCAAAGGGTACTAAGAATAAGGGCGGTAAGGTTGTTCCTAACTGTGTGAAAGAAGAGGACGTGGAAGAAGGATATGGCAAGAAAAAGATGGAAGGTCTAGATGCTGTAGGAAAAGAAGATGGTGATGTAGATAATGATGGTGATAAAGATAAGTCCGATAAGTACCTTATGAAGCGTCGTAAGGCAATTAGTAAAGCAATTGGAACTAAGAAAGAAGAGTTCTCCGATTGGAGATCTGAAATGGGATTGGAAGAAGCCAAATGCAATAATTCCAAAGCAGGAACTAAGTGTCCTGTTCATGGAACTAATGCATGTAAATGCGAAGAAACTGTAGACGAAGATTGCGGTTGTGACAGCGGAAGTAAAAAAGCAAAGAAGTATTGATAAATAAGTTTTGAACACTACTGACATAAGATTATGCTAGCATTTTTACTTCCCCTCGCATCAAAAATTATCACCGATGCTGTTTCTAAAATTCCAGAGAATGAAGAACTCGGTGAGAAGATGGTTGAGATCTGTCTTATTATTCTTGCTAAGGCAGTTAAGTTAACTAAGACTGATATGGACGATCAACTTCTAGAAGTTGTCACCAAGGCAATTAAGAATAGAGATCCTGCTACTCTGGAAACTAATGACGGTTGAACGCTGTTAAAAATCTAATGATCGGGGAGTCTTACTCCCCTTTTTTTATAAATAGAAAAAGATTAAGAAAAACTTTTAGGGAGACCAATGGCAATTCTCGGAAAAATTGATGCCGCCACCTTTGCTAACACTGTAGCCGTCACACAGAATGATGCTACTGTTACGAAGAACGCTGCAGATAGTGTAGATGTAGGAGACATTCTAGTTCTTAGCGGTGTATCATATATCGTTAAAGAAGTAACCAGCACCACTGCAATTGAACTGCATAAAGGATATGTAGCAGCAAGTGATGCTACTCTGGCTGGCGCAGTTCGTCGTACTGCACCTAAGGCAGTCGCTGATTATGTTATTAAAGGTGGCGATACTCTACCTGGAGAACTCATCTTCGCTGATAGCACTGAGGCATCACTTGCCACAAACAAATTGCGTGGTATCTGGGGTCCTGGTTGGTGGCTTTATAAATCTTATGACGCTGAGGGTCAAACCCGTCATAAGGCAGAATGTTTGGCACATATGAATGTTGCTGCTGCAACTTCTGGCGACTTTACTGATGACAGAATTGCTGCTGATGCTATTGCTGTTATCACAATTGGCACTCAACCTGCTGATATTTCTGTTGCTGCTACTAACACTGCAGCCTTTACTGTTGCCGCTACAGTTTCTACTGGATCGGGCACACTTGAGTATCAATGGCAACTCAGCACAGATGCTGGTGAAACCTTCGCTGACATCTCTAGTGCAAATGCTGCTACCTTTACCACTGCTGCAACTGCTGCTGCTGACAATGGCGAACAGTACAGAGTCAAAGTTACCACTAATACTGGTGCTACTGAAGTAGTTTCCGCTGCTGCTACCCTAACTGTTACCTGATAATTAGATGAGATTTGATGAACTGAATGAAGATAACTATATCTTCTTTGCAATTAAGCATTATAACAATCCACATTGCACAACTAAAGAAGAATTTGATGAGGACTTGAAGAGGTTTAAGTATGTTAAAAAATTAATACGAAAGTATCTTAATTCTGATATACTTAAACATCATCTTATCCTTAATCATTTAATTTTACTTTTTAATGTATTCAATGATGCAACAGTACCTCTGTTGTTTTTTAAAATAGAAAGAAATTGTTGGCCCGTTCTCAAATCTTTTCTGATATACTTAAACAGGATGCCCCCAAACTATCTGGAGCATGTTGAACCAGATCACAAATGTTTAGAAGAACTAAATAGGATATGAAAAACATTAGAAAACTTCTACAACAAGCGAGATATCAAATGTGGGAAGAACCAACAAATTCTGTTGGTTCCGGTGCTAATGTAGCACTA